TAAGAGCCACGCTTAGTTAAGTCTTTTGATATTCCAGTGCGCTGAATACTCATAAGCGGATAAATAAGCCAACCATTAACATCGCGCAATTCTCTATTGTGTTTAATTTGAAAAGCTCGTTCTGCCCCTGCCCAAAAGAAAGGAACTTTTTTAAATCCTTTGTTGGTTGTGCAAAATATATCAAGCTCTTCATCGATGTATTCAAAAAGAGCACGATCAATTGTTTCAATTGTTGAGGGTTGTATTTCCAACTCTTTTAATGGAGCAAGATCTGTTTTCTTTGGGTTATCAGGTGGCATCGAATAGTCCCTCTCTTGAATAGTATGCGGTGGCGACAATCTCAAACGTATGTTCTATCTGACCAAACAATTGTCTTGCCCACTGAGTGCTAACAATCTCGTAGTAGTAATCTCCATATAAAACAAAGTCGCCCTCACGGACATATATATTCTGATCTTCAATTAATCTGCGTTTATGAAAATAAATCGTAATCGTATTCGATTTGTCCATACCACCAACAGTATCTGCTTTAGTCTCTGTGCTTTGATAATCTACAAGAGCATAGACTCGAACAGGGGGCAGGAATGTTTTTTCTATTGCCTCGCCATAAAGATTATTGTATTGCGTAATAGAGTCGTCAATAGGGTAGTAAACCACCTCTTGTCCAATGACGCGCTCAATAAGCTCATCGTTAACTTGCTTTACAAGGTTGCGCTCTTTCTCGCCCAAAAACAATGGTGGTGGTGGCTGTGCAGGTTGTTTCCACTTTTCGTCATCTGCCATGTGTCATACCCCTATCCAACAAAGATGCCCTTTGGAACATTTTTGTTTACATTATTTACATTGTCACTAATTTCAGAATCTTTTGCTGCGAGAGCTTGGTAGGTTAACTGATCCAATGTTTCTTTTAATTCATCTCGAAGACTGCTCTGTTCTTCTCTACCCTCGGATATAAGTGCTGGTCCATTAAGAGTTACAGACTCACCTGGGATTGGAACGGTTGCAAATTTAGAGCGAACTTGTCCAAGTGTTTCTTTACACAATGCAAGGGCAAACCGGCGTATCCATTGTTTACCAATCGAGTTAATACTGGTGTAAGGAACATTGGCAAATGGAATTGTGTTCATATTGTTAATACCATTAACACCGGCTGATCCTGAACTTTCTGACCATGCATCCTCTACGATTCTAAAATCAAAATGAAAATATTTTGGAGAAACAGAATCAGGACTTTGTGGAACTGGAAATATTCTTAAATGATTATTATCTAATTCAAAAGAATAGTGTGAATTTCTGGTGTAAATTGAATCTTCAAATGCCATTGCTTGTGCTTTATTTTGCCAAACTGGGATTAGCTGAAATGTGGAATCATCTGCATATTGTCCGTAGTTAGCAAGGTTGCCTACTGTGTTAAGCCCTCCATAGTATCCGAAGAATCTCCACATAGCGTGTGGTGTTTTATAATACACTCTTTCAACAATAACTTTTTTGCCAGAAACTAAACCCGAATAAGGAACAGGATTTCCTGTTGCCTCGTCGAGATCGTTGTTTGAAGCGCTGAGAATAATTGCGCCCAAATCATAGTCTTGTTTGTCATTGACCGCAGTAAATGATCCAGAATAAATTCTAGTTGATCCTCCGATGCCTGCTTGAGTAGAAACACCTTCTGTGTATCTTTGGTTAAATGCAAGAGTTATTTTTGGATATTTTAATGAAATGTGAGTGCCACTTAAGCTTGATGAAAGTATCCCGTCTTTAAGTTCGCCATCATGATTGAATGTCCCTGTCGTCATACCAAGCACATCTGAAAGAATATTTTTAGACTGGTGCATGTTAAGAATATAAGAATACTCTAACACTGCTTCTTCATAGGCAGCATATACACTACCAGTAGTTAATTCGATATCTAAGATATCTCCGCCAAGCTTTTGATATGTATAAGCAACTTGGTCTGATGCACCGGATAAGAAATCAACAG